AGCGCATTGAGGTTACCAAGGTTTTCAATTCTGATCAGGAAGATATTGATTTTGATACGATCCAGTCCGACAAGGTATGTGACGTCATTCTTGAATTTGCTGGTCTCTGGTTTGCCAAGAAATCTTTCGGTTCTTCGTGGAATGTTGTCCAGGTCAGGGTCCACCCAGACCCAATCCTTGACACTTACCCAGATGGATATGCATTTGTTGATGAAGTTGAGGAATAAAAAAATTGTTGATCATATATAAAAGATGATGAAGAAGGGTCGTGCCCAAAACCTCATGATGGTTGCCGCCGTTGCCGTGTTGGTCTATCTGCTCTTCACTATGAACAATAAATCCGAATATTCTATTCAAGAACGCGAGTATTCCGCGATCAATAATGCGGCTGGCCCAACCGCTGCGGGTCCCGCGGCTGCTAATGGTTGTGGTATGGATAAGGGTGTTGGCCTCGCGTCATCCCTCCTCCCCCGTGAAGTTGCCTCCGCGGAGGACTTCGGTGAGTTTGCCCCAGAAGACATCCTCGCTGGCCAGAACTTCCTTGAGCCCCGTTCCCAAATTGGTTTCCCTGAAACCGTTGGTGGTGCTCTCCGCAACGCCAACCAGCAACTCCGATCCGACCCCCCTAACCCCAAGGATCCCTTTGTGTGGAACAACTCTACCATTGTGCCCGATGGCATGCACCGTTCGTTGTGTTAATTTTCACTTAAAGATTAGCTGTTAGTCTTATATAATAAACCATGTCAGTACCAAGTGTACTTTCAGAGAGTGTCTCTAAACTTGTAGAACTCTCTAAACAACTTTCAGAAGCGAAATCTGATATCAAAATCCTCAACCAAGAAGAGAAGCGATTGAAGGAATCAGTCAAAAAACATATGATTGATCAGGGTATTGATACCATTAACCTCAGGAAAGGTAAAATTAGTATACGTAAGTCGGTACGTAAATCTGCGATGAGTAAGGATGCCGTTAAGGATGGGCTTCATACGTTCTTCGGTGGTGACGAAGCTAAAGTTGAAGGTGCTTTAAACGCGATTAAAGATGGTCTTAAAACGAAGGAATCAACTTCGATCTCATTAACTGGTATAAAAGAAAAGCCCGAGAAAGAAGATAAGTAATAACAATGGTTTGGAGTCAATATGTATACGAAGCTACCACTGGTTTTGATACCTCTCATGCCAGTGATGATGAAGATTTTAACGATGAAATTCCTCTTAATGTTGAAGATTGGGAAATCCAACATTCAGATGAATTATGGTATATGTGGGGTATGATTAATACACTTACATATGACGCCCGCATTGAACACACAGGAAAATTTTGTGATTTTGTTGAATTTTGTTACATGGATAATTACCCTTACCAGGAACGTGTTACATGTGAATATGACGAAAATCTTCATCACATCTGGAAATCCCTCAGACGATTTATACACTCTAATGGTCTTCACGAGGAGATGATGAGGGGTGCTACATTCTACCATTTTGTTGACTATGTGAATAATTATATGTATGTATATTAAATGCTCCCCGATATCACCTCCAACAAAGTTGCTATACCAGCCGCCCTTTTTCTCGCGCTCAGCCCAGGTGTTCTTCTGACCACTGACGGCAAGAAGCTCGCTTTCCGCAACGGAAAGACCAGCCAGATGGCGGTTATGTTCCACGCGCTCGTGTTCTTCCTCGTGTTCAGTCTCATCGCTCGCGCCATGGGTCTCGTTCTCACCAAGACCGATCTCATCGTGACCACCGTTCTCTTCTTGGCCCTCAGTCCAGGTCTCCTCTTGACTCTCCCCCCCGGTTCCGGTGGTGTTCTCAAGTCGGGTCAAACCAGCATCTCCGCCGCTGTTACCCACGCGGTTGTGTTCGCGGTTGTGTTCGCGCTTTTACGCAAGCAATTTCCTCAATTCTATTAAGTAAGAGGATGAAATACCTTGTTTTAGGTCCAGCATCAATGGGTATATACTCAATGATTGGGAGTCTAAAAGCAATGGAATCCACTCTCGTGGATGTTAAAGAAATATCTGGGTCATCCGCTGGTTCAATTTTAGCTTTATTTTTGGCTATTGGGATGTCCGTTGATGAAATATTAAATATATCTCTATCTCTGAATATCCCTGAGTTTGTTAAGATACGTATAGGATCTTTCTTTAACAAATTTGGTTTTGTTGATTTAGAACCCATACGTGATAAGATGGTTGAAATATGTGGTTGTGACCCAACATTTGAAGAATTGGAAATGAAAATATATGTGTCAGCGTATTGTTTAAATACGTCAACAACTGACTATTTCTCTGTAGATACACATCCTACTATGAAAGTTATTGATGCCGTATGTATGAGTATAGCTATACCCCTTATTTTCTCATGTGGCAAGTATGAGGGTAGAACATATATAGATGGTGGTACACAAGAAGTATACCCTATTACTCCATTTTTAGACAAGAAGCCACATGAAATTACATGTGTTAAAATGAAAATGGATAAAGTGTACCAAGAAGAAATAAATACACCAAGACAATTTGTAGAGTGTCTCGTTCGTTCAACAATTGTGAATAGACGCGACCATAGTAAGGATGTACATATAATTGAGATTGATATTGGTGCTACCAATGTATTTGATTTTAGTATGTCATATGAAGATAAAGTTAGATTGTATAATTTAGGATATAAATAATCGTTACACTTTTTTGTTAACTTAATGTATATAAGATGGATGCATGCGATCCAGATGCAGATATAGAAAACCTCAGACAGTTGATTAAGATCAACGCAGGGGTAGATATTAAGTTAACAAAAAAAGAGATTTGCCAGGCGTATGAGGATATTCAGGGTGGTAAGTTACCTCTCCCACCTTTAGTCATGAATTCAACTCGTACATATCTGGTTGATAAGAATTCCCCTTTGAAGCCAAATGATTACGAACTTCTTTTTGATTCTTCCACAAAGCGTGTAGATCTAAAAAAGATCGCCCGTAAGGTTAATCTTAAGAATGTTGATCAGATGACCAAGTGTCAAATTGTTGACGCAATCGGTAAACGCCTGCGTTACATGAAAGTGCACGAACCCGTCAAGTTTGCTAGACGAACTCGTGTCTCCGTTAACAAAACCACAGCAGTGAACGAAAATAACACAGCAGTGAATAATGTTAACAATTTCAACGTGAACCGCGTGAACAACAACACGAACCGCGTGAACAACAACACGAACCGCGTGAACAACAACACGAACCGCGTGAACAACAACACGAACCGCGTTAACAACAATGTGAACCTCGTGAACAACAACGTGAACCGCGTGAACAACAACGTGAACCGCGTGAACAACAACACGAACCGCGTGAACAACAACGTGAACCGTGCAAATGGAGCTCGCCCGGATATGAACTTTTCGGGTAAAGGTGTTTTTAGAAAGGGTACAAAACCTGCGTTTTTGGGTGGAACAACCCGCGCTGTTCGTGAACCAGTTAACATGAATCAACGCCCAGTTAACATGAATCAACGCCCAGTTAACATGAATCAACGCCCAGTTAACGTGAACACCCCAAAGAAACCTACAGTCTTCGGTAGTATCTTTGGTAAAAAGAAGGATAAAAACTTTGTTCCCGCCAAAAAGTTTGGTGGTGAAAAACCAGGGTATGCTTTTAAACAGGGCAATAAGGGATTAGGCTACTACATAAATACTGGTCCATTGCGTGCGCAAGGACCTTCTTTACCATCTATCGAACCTCAACCAGTCCCAGCTAATCAAAACTTAACCACGGAAAAAGCCGTTTCCACTATTAAACAACTTGGTCTCAGACGCGAAAAGATGTTCTTGAAACAGTTAGAACTTGGAACTGTCTCACGAAAACAGGTAGTTGCTGAGGCTCAACGGGCTTTGGAAGAGGAAAAGAGGTTCCTCGCGTTTATAGATGGTCTGAAACTACTCAACATTGAGAGTGAATACATTAAACAACGCATGGCTGTAGATGATCTCAGACAATTGAGAGTTGAAGCTCAAATTAAGGCGGATGAGAGAGCCAATGTGACAAGGAGTAACGAGGAAAAGATGGCCATGTTCTTAGAGTCAACAACTCTCGGACAAAAAGATAAAAATTCCTTCTTGGACCGAGCCAGACAAGATAGTGCTAATGTTA